GTGTTTTTTTGTGCGCGACGTTCGCTAGATTGCCGCCTCTAGCCCCCTCAGCGCCGTGCTGAGGGGGCTTTTGGGTTCACCCCGCCTGCACCACGACCAGAGGCGCCGGGGCCGGAGGGAGCGTTCTAGCCAGGTGTACAGCGCCAGCGAGGGCGTATGTGCCATCGATCGGAGAGGCTCCGCGTCGGGTGAAGGTCCAGGCGTCGCCTCGCGGGAGCTTCTGTGCCTGGCTGACGTGGCTGGTGAGCATGGGGTCGCGTGGATGCCGGACCATCCCGGCTGCCACCTGTTCGGCAAGGCCCATGCAGACCGCGGTGGCCTCACTGGCGAGCCCCTCGACCTTCACGCCCCGAGGTGGCCAGAGTCGGTTGCCCTTCCTGGCCTCCAGGTCGGCAGCTACGGCTTCGGCCGGCCCGTTCGGGAACCACCCCAATGCGCGCGGACGCAGCTTGGTCACCAGCCCAGGGAGGTCCGAGCGCAGAGCCTTCATCGCGCCGTACCCCTGCCAGACCTTGACAACCTCGACGTAGATCAGGCCCTCGATGGCGGCAGCAGCCACCAGCGTGGCATGAGACCCGTCCAGGCTGACGTCCAGGCAGAGCGCCAGCTGGCGCCGATGCTGGGCCAGGTCCACCAGGTCCGCGTCATTTAGGCCGGCCCTCTCCCACGCGTCCGGGTCGATGGCGGCATTAAGCAGCGTCACGCGCTGGCACAGAACCTCGGTCCGGAACCTAGCCAGCACCTCGCCTCCGGTGCTCTTGGCCCGGATCGCCTGCCCCATCAGGTCGTCGAGCATGATCCTGCGGTTCAGGTTCGGATTGGCCATGGCCAGTGCCTCGGGATCCGTGGGGTCAGCGCCATTGGGCGCACTCCACTCGGCCATGAACAGCCGGGGGTCGCCGTTCCCGGTCTCGATGTATTCGATCGCGGCGTCTCGCAACTGGTCGAGGACTACCGACCGGGCGTCACCCTGGTTCGTGATGGCCCAGGCCTGCCCATCCCAGACCGCGTTCATGGCGTTGACGGCCGCGTCGTAGGTGTCGAAGTCCTTGTGCTCGCGCAGCTCATCCATCAGGAGCCGGCGGAGCGTGAACGACCGGCCGGCCCTCCTATTCGGTGCGGCGAACCGGTATTCAGAGCGCTGCTCGTCCCCGTTGTCGTCGAGCCACTTGCGAAAGAACGACTCCTCGCCGATCGTCTCGCGGACGTAGTCGTCCTGGTCTAGCTCGCTATCGAGCAGTTCGGAGGCCTTGGCCATCTTGATGGTTTCGCGCCATGAGACCTTGGCGGTGTCTCGACTAGTCGAGGTACCCAGGATCAGCGCCTGGTTCTCGATGAACATCCAGTAGAGCACCAGCACCCGGCACAGGGTGGTCTTGCCGTTCTGGCGAGCTACGAGGATCAGCACGAAGCGGAAGCGTGGCCGGCCATCGGGCAGCAGCTCCCCGCCATGGATCACGGCCCACTGCTCCCATGGATCCAGCGGCCACCCGATCGCCTCTGCGAAGTCGATGACGTCGAACCCGAACGAGGTATCAGGCGTCAGTTCCCGTAACGCTGGCGTCCAGATCCGGGGTTCCGTTCTTCCGAGCACGACGGGCGCGGAGGTCGTCGAGGGCGTTGCGGCTGGCAGGCTTTGCATTCTTCACCCCCCGGTGGATGACGGCCCGACCTCGCGGGGTCATCCCGAGCGACTCCAGGCACGACAGCAGCGGTGGACCGAGCTTGGCCAGGTCCCCGCCATCCGAGATGTCGCCGGCGTAGGTCAGCGCAAGCGCAGCAACCGCGGAGTCGGCATCATCCAGATCGAGCCCCCGTATTGCCGCTCGAACGATTTCCAGAAGACTTGGGGGCTGATCAGGCGACATACAGCTCACGATACCCCCGTGGGGTATGATGCAGTCGTGCGATGGCCATGGAGCAAGACCAGCAATGTCGCGCCCGTGCCCGTCAATTCGCCGTTCTTCGCTCAGTTCCTCTCCCCCGGGTCTTATGTCGACCCGATGGTGGACGAGTCCACGGCCATGAACCTGTCGGCCCTCTTCCGTGCCGTCTCGCTTGTTTCGGGCACCCTCGCCAGCCTTCCGCTGCGGTCTCTGCGCCTGAACGCCAATGGCGACACCGAGCGCGTGCCGAGCATCTTCGATGACCCGGACGGCCCGGACGGGCAAACGCAGTTCGAGTGGGAAGAGACCCTGTTCGCACACCTAATGATTCACGGTCGCGCCGGCGCTCTGAAGGTCAGGAATGAGGCAGGCGGCCTCGCCCGGCTCGCCTTGGTCCACCCGATCTCGTTCACCGTCGAGGACCCGACCACCGAGGAGTTCGAGAACCAGAGCATGATGCCACGCGGCGGGCTGTGGTTCCGGGTGACCTTGGAGGGCGGGCGGTCGGTCCGGCTCGACGCCGACGATTTCTGGTACGTCCCCGCACTGTCTCTCGACGGCCAGCGCGGTCTTGGCCTGCTCCAGGTGGCCACCGGGTCATTGGGCATCACCCTTGCCGGAGATCGCGCCGCAGGCAAGATGTTCTCCTCCGGGGCGCTGATCTCCGGCATCGCCACGCCAGATGATGACGTAGACATCACCGATGACGTCCCCGAGATCAAGCGGGCGCTCGACAGCTCCACTGGCGGCTATGAGAACGCCGGACGCATCGCGCTTGTCAACCGGCGGCTCAAGTTCACCCCCTGGACCATGTCCGCGGCTGACGCGCAGTTCCTGCAGTCTCGGCAGTTCCAGATCGAGGAAATCGCGCGATGGACGGGGGTCCCGCCGCACCTGCTGATGCAGACCGACAAGCAGACCTCTTGGGGCACGGGCGTTGAGGAACAGAACCGCGCACTGGGCCGTACCGTCCTTAGTCCTTGGGCATCACGGGTTGAGGGCCGAGGCTCGCGTCTGCTGGCTCGGCCGCGCTGGCTGGAGGTCGACTTCTCCGGCCTGGAGCGACCTTCGCCCGACAAGGAGATCGAGCTGCTGCTCAAGCAGACCGGTCGCCCGTTCCTGACCGTGAACGAGGCACGGAAGATCCGCAACCTTCCGCCGGTCGAGGGCGGGGACGGCCTGGGTTCGTCGGCGCCTCCCGTGCCGGCACCGGCACCGGCCCAGAAGGAGCCCGATGCGCCAGCCGAGTAACCTCCGCGCCCTGCGCGCCGCTTGGCGCGCTGCGGACGATGCCGTGCAGCCGCGCGACACTCCGTGCTTCACGCTGACCAACGCGGTCACTCCGAAGCTCTACGTGTACGACATGATCGGCGGCTTCGATGGTGATGCCACAGAGTTCGTGCAGGCCGTCCACGGCATCAAGGCTTCTAGCCTGGATCTGCACATCAACTCACCAGGCGGGTTCGTCTACGACGCCGTGGCCATGTTCGAGGCCCTGGATGCATCGCCGGCCGCGATCAACGTGCACATCGACGGACTCGCCGGCTCCGCAGCCTCTTTCCTGGCCATGGTCGGGGACACCATCGACATCGCCAAGGGCGGTCGGATGATGATCCACGACGCTCAGATGGTCGGGATCGGCGGTCCCGCCGACCTGCGGGAGATGGCCGACCTGGCCGACGAGGTATCCAACGACATCGCGGGCTACTACGCCGCTCGCGCTGGGGGGTCTCCGGCCTCCTGGCGGAAATCTATGAATGCGACCACCTGGTATTCAGCTCAGCAGGCGGTTGACGCCAAGCTGGTCGACCGGGTGGCCGGCAAGCATATATCTGGGCCGGATAACCGGACCAGGCTGATCCAGGCGCGAGCACGCGCCCTGACTACCCAGGGAGGGTAGATGCGCACCATCGAGGAAATCACCGCCGCGATGACCGCGCTTGTCGACGGGGCCGCGGACCGCAGCCTCACCGATGACGAGGTCACCGAGTACGAGGGGCTGGAAGCCGAGCTGGCCAAGGCCAACAAGGAGGCCGAGCTGCGCGCCCGCAACGCGGCCTACAACACCGTGCGCCCGGCGGTCCGCCCCGTGGCGTCGACCAAGGTCCGCGAGTCGCTGCCGTACAACGTCGCCCGGGTCGATGGCCGGTCGGTCTTCGACCGCGGCAGTAACGGCCACGACTTCAGCTCGGACGTCTTCAGCGTCATCAACACTCAGGGTGGTGACCACGAGGCAGCGACCCGTGTCAACGCCCTGATCAGCGCGGCCTTCAACCCGAAGAACGCCGACGTCGACCGAGCAGACACGGCCTCCCTGAATCCGAACCGGTACGCGCCCGAGCTGTGGCAGCCGCAGATGGACTACGTGACCCCGCTCTGGGACATGATCGCTTCCGGCACCACGGACGGTACGTCGTTCGATGTGCCGAAGTTCTCCAGCTCCGCGGCCCTCGTCGGTCCGGCCACCGAAGGCACCGAGCCGGCCGGCGGCAGCTACGTCGTCACCAGCCAGACCATCACTCCGACCCAGGTGTGGGGCAAGGTCGAGGTGACCCGCCAGGCCGCGCGCCGCGGCGGCCGTCCGGAGCTGTCCGGCATCCTGTGGGACCAGATGCTCCGTGAGTACTACGAGGACCGGGAGGCGGCCGTAGCCACCTTCCTGAACACCCTCACCGCGGCCACCGACATCGCCATCACGGCTGGTGCCGGCACCAACGCCTCGGACATCATCAGCGCCAACGACTTCGAGGCTGCCATCGCGGCACTCCAGTTCGTCCGCGGCGGCAACCGGTTCTCGGCGATGGCCGCGCACATCGACCTCTACAAGACCCTGGCGCGGGTGACTGACACGTCCGGTCGCAAGCTCTACCCGATGATCAACCCGATGAACGCCAACGGCACGGCGGCCAACCTGTTCGGCACGCTGAACGTGGCCGGCACTCGGGTCGTCCCGGCCTGGGCGCTGGGCGCGACCGGCACGGCGTCGGCGAACAGCTGGCTGTTCGACCCGGCCAAGGTCCGCGGCTGGGCGTCCTCGCCGGAGCGGCTCGACTGGAACTTCGGGGCGACCGTCCAGACGGCCAACATCCCGCAGCTCTCGTTCGTGACCATCGGCATCTACGGCGACATCGCGCTGGCCAACCTGGACATCGCGGGCGTCCGGCAGGTCACGTACGACCCGGTGGCCTGATATGCCGGCCGACTACGTGACCCCGGACGAGTCGTCCGCCCGCGTTGAGGAACTGGAACGCGAGGTGACGGAGCTGAAAGAGCGCATTGCGCATCTGGAGGCCCACGCCACAGGCGCCCTCGGCACCCTCGTGGGCAAGGCAACCAAGGCCGTCAAGGCCACCAACCCGAAGCGCTGAGAGGAGGCGGTCATGGCCTGGGAGCCCGACTACGTGACGACGGCCGAGGTGAAGTCCTACCTCCGCATCACCGACGACGACGACAACGCGCTCATCGGCATCTGGGCTACGACCGCCTCCCGCGCGGTAGACACTTTCTGCCACCGGCAGTTCGGGTCTGTCGACGTGGTTGAGGACCGGACGTACCACACGGCCTGGGACCGCCTCATTGGCTCCTGGACGACGGAAATCGACGACCTGCAGAGCGTGGTAGCCCTGGAGGTCGTCGATGGCGTAGGGACGCTCCTAGCCGATTACGAGCTGGGGCCTACCAACGCCGAGCAGAAGGGCAAGCCCTTCACCCGGATCATCACCAGTACGCCTGGCCCACTGGTTATCAGCGGGCTCTGGGGTTGGGCGGAGGTCCCCGCGGCCGTCAAGAATGCGACGCTGATCCAGGCCGCCCGGTTCGCAGCTCGTCGAGACAGCCCGTTCGGCATGGCGGGCTCTCCCAGCGAGGGGACCGAGCAGCGCCTGCTCGCCACGTTGGATCCTGACCTGAAGACCGCCCTGGGCAGTAAGTACCGCCGAGAGTGGTGGGCCGCATGAACCTCGCCTCGCTCATGCAGGAAATAGCCACGCGCCTCGGTACTGTGCCCGGTCTCCGGATCCATGCCCAGCCTCCGAAGACCATCACGCCGCCCGCCGCCATCGTCTCCTACCCCGAGAGCGTCCAGTACGACCAGACGTACGGCCGCGGGATGACGCGCGTCGAGGCACTGAAGGTCTGGCTGGTGGTCGGCATCGTGACTGACCGCGCCGGTCGGGACTCGCTCTCGGAATACGTCTCGGACGAGGGAGAAAAATCCATCAAACTCTGCCTTGAGGACTACGAAGGCGAGACCTGGGATGACCTGACGGTTGCCAGCGTGGAGTTCGACGTGGTCACGATCGCCGGCGTCGACTACATGGCGGCCGGCCTCACCATCAACCTGGCGTGCCAAGGCACGCCGGCCGCCTGAAAGGGAGGCACTGTCATGGCCTTTATCCACGGTAAGAAGACCTTCGTCTCTCTGGCTGCGAAGAACCTGAGCGCGTACACGACCACGTCGCAGATGGAGAAGAACTCCGACTCCCACGACGTCACTACGTATGGCAAGGACGCTCACGTCTTCTCTGGCGGCCTCCTGGGCGGAACCGGCACGATGTCCGGCATCTACGACTCCACGGCGGTCACCGGCCCGCGTGCGGCGATCGAGCCGCTCGTAGGCACCGTCGTCGAATGGATCCGGCAGCCTGAGGGCGCCGGCAGCGGGCTGCCGCAGGACAAGGTCCAGGCGCTGGTCCTCAAGTACACGGAGACGAACCCGGTGGCCGACATGGTCACCTGGTCCTGCGATCTGCAGCTGTCCGACGTCATCAATTCCACGGCTCAGGCCGCGTAACCAGAGAGGGGCGCCACCCCATGGACAAGACCAAGTTGCTGGCCGACCGTGTAACCGGGCTGGTCGGGGAGTACGACGTACCTGGCGTCGGAGTCATCAAGTTCCGGGCGTTGTCACGCTGGGAGATGATCCAGGCCGGGAAGTTCGAGGACAACCTGCAGCAGGAGCGGTTCATCCTGGCCGCCGCGATGCTCGACCCGAAGATGGGCGAGGACGACGTCGCGGCCTGGCAGAAGAACTCCATCCCGGGCGAGATCAATGAGGTCGCAAAGCAGGTGAACGCGCTCTCGGGTATCGGGCCGGACTCGCAGAAGGAGCAGTACAAAAGCGTTCGAGCAGAGTCCTGACCTGGAGTTTGACCACTTCCTGGCCCAGAAGCTGGGGATGCTGGTACAGGATCTCAGGGAGCGGATGACGGCACCGGAATGGATCGGGTGGTCGATCTACTACCAGCGGATTGCCCAACGGCAGGAACTCGAATCGAAGAGGGCGAGGTAGACCATGCAGGACCTCAAGGTCAATGTCGTCGGCCTCGCTGACTTCAACCGCGGCCTGCGTCGCCTCGACAGCGAGGCCCCAAAAGGTCTGAGGATTGCCCTCAACGGTGTAGCCGACCTGCTCATCCAGAAGACCCGTCCACAGATCCCCAGCCGCACTGGTGCTGCTCGCGCAAGCCTGAGGGCGAAGTCCACAAGGACGTCAGCCAGGATCGTCGCCGGCGGCCGGACCGCCCCGTACTACCCCTGGCTGGACTTCGGAGGCAAGACCGGAATCAGGCGTTCAGTCAGTCGGCCCTTCTACTCCGAGGGGCGCTACATCTATCCGACCTTGCGGGTGATCCGCGCTGACATCGAGAAGGCCCTCACCGAGTCCCTGACGGATGTCGCTCGGACCGCTGGATTGGACGTGGACTGATGGCCAACACCGTCAACCTGGAGTTTGCCGGGGACGCCTCCAAGCTTGCCCAGGCCGGCAAGAAGGCCGAGAGCGCGGTCAAAGGCGTCGATGACTCGATCACCTCTGCCAGTGACGACATGCGGAAGGCCAGCCAGGAGACCGAGGAGTACACCTCGAAGGTTGGCAAACTGGGGGCCGCTGTAGATGGCGCCAGTACCGCAGTCGACGATGCAGGTGCCGCCGTGCAGGCGATGGCAGATCTGCAGCAGGCTGCCGCGGAGAAGGCCGCCAAGCTGGCCCGCGCAACCCTGGACATGCGACAGGCCCAGGAGGATGCCAATCAGGCGTTCATCGACGGGCGCCAGGCCGTGCTCGACATCGGCCAGGCCGAGATCGATGCTGAGCAGGCCGTATTGGACGCAGCGGCGGCTCAGAAGGACTACAACGAGGCGGTCAAGGAGCACGGCAAGAACAGCGACGAGGCCAAGCAGGCGTCTATCGACCTGAAGCAGGCCCAACAGGACCTGAAGCAGTCCCACGAGGATGTGAAGCAGGCCCAGGCCGACGCCAATCAGGCCACCATCGATGCGACCGCAGCGACTCTGGACTTCAACGAGGCCCAGAAGGAAGCCAACCCGCCGGACCTCCAGAAGTGGGCCGACCAGATCAACATGATCACCCCCTTGTTGTCAGGGGTGATCGGCATCATCGGTTTGGTCACGGCCGCTCAGTGGGCGTGGAACGCCGCCCAGCTCGCTAGCCCCGTCACTTGGATCATCCTGGGCATCGTGGCGCTGATCGCCATCATCGTGCTGCTGGTGAAGAACTGGGACTGGGTGAAGAAGGCCGGCGCCGCGGCCTGGCGCTGGATCAAGGACGCCGCGAGCAACACCTGGGACTGGCTGAAGAAGGTCCCCGGCTGGATCGGCCAGGCCTTCGGGAAGATCGCCAACTTCATCACTGCGCCGTTCCGGTACGCCTTCAACTTCATCGCGGACGCCTGGAACAACACCATTGGTCGACTCAGCTGGAGCGTCCCCGGGTGGGTGCCAGGCATCGGCGGCAACAGCATCAGCGTCCCGAACATCCCGCGCTTCCACTCCGGTGGCGTCGTGCCCGGCACTCCTGGTTCCGAGATGCTCGCAGTCCTGCAGGCCGGCGAGCGGGTGCAGACCCGTGGAGGCGACGGGGCGTCACTCGAAATCGTCGTCCGGTCCGGCGGCACGGCATTCGATGACGCCTTGGTGGAGGTTCTCGCCGCGGCTATCAAGCGGCAGGGCGGGAATGTCCAGGAGGTGCTGGGAAAGTGAAGCAGCTCATCAGCGTGTTCCTCCAGGTAGGCGACGACTGGGAGGACGTGACCAGCGACGTCTACAGCCGGGAGGACATCCGGGCGACCCGCGGCAACGGTGACGAGGGGTCCAGTCAGCGGCCCTCGTCAGGGACGCTGACCTTCGACAACCGCGATGACCGGTACCGGCCGACGAACCCCGAGAGCGACCTCTACGGCCTGGTCGGTCGCAACACCCAGGTCATGCCGGCCTTTGTCGTAGCTCGCGAGGGCTTCGAGGACGCCACCCTGGACATCACCATCACATCGGGGTCCAGCCCGAACCCCTGGGCGCGCACCAGTACCCAGGCACATACAGGCTCGTGGTCCCTGAAGTCGGGCACCACAGCCGCGGGCTCATTCTCTGACGCCATCATCGCTGCGCCCGCCGGCTCCACGATGTGCACGCTCTGGTACCGGGTCTCGACCGCGGCCGGCGACAACCTGCGGATCAGCACGGGCGGCGTGCTGCGGCTGGCCACCTCGGGGATCATCGGCTGGACCCGAATCACTGTGCCCGTCGTGACCAGTGCGACAGGCGCCCGCGAGGTGTTCGTCCGCTACCTCAAGGACGCCTCCGGTGTGGCCGGCGATGACGCGGTCTACATCGACGACGTGACGTTCTTCAATGCCCGAAACGTACTGGAGGCTGCTTCCTGGGAGCCGGACCAGTCCAGCTCGTTCGACGGCACCAAGGGTGACGCGTGGACAGATCTGGAAGGCAACGGCCTCCTGCGCCGTCTAGGCGAATGGAAGGATCCTCTACGGTCCACCATCTACCGCTCAACGACCGGATTCACCACGCTGACGGGCTACTGGCCTCTGGAGGATTCGCGCGATGCCACCCAGGCGACCAACGTGCTGGCCGGGGGGATTCCCGCCAGCGTGGTG